ACTATGTTTCATTTAAAATCACTATGTTTCATTTAATAATTCTTGATTAGTTCGCACACCACGCGCACAAATTATTTGTGCGAAATGGCATTTCATGTTGACAACGCCATTTATAATGGCTATAATCTATTTGATGAATCGTTAATCTAAATACAGAAAGGACACACCACCATGACAATTCTTAAACAGCTTGAAAGAACAATCCTTGCCGCTGAAGATAATGAAATCTTCGTAATCTATAAGAACAGAAAATATGAAACAACAAGCGGCAAATTTCATTGCGTATCTGATCCGGATAAAGTTGATCTTTACGCACATCTTCGTGAAGAAGTAATGGAAAATCTTGATTCCGCAAGAGAAGAACTGAAGAAGCTGAACAACGCTTCCGCACCAAAGGCAACTTCCCCACTCGGATCAAGCCTTGAAGAACTTCTGATCAAAACGATTGCTTCAGCTTCCGTTGATAAAATCGTTGAAGAAGTAAAACCGGAACTTTCCGAATATATCATGAAAACATTCGGAATCCTTCCAAAGCGCATTGAAGTTTCCACACCGAACGGTGTAAAGGAAATCAAGGAAACCACACACGAAGCTTTTGAAAAAGTACTTCAGCTTGTGAATCTGAACATTCCGGTTTTCCTTTCCGGCGCGGCGGGAACAGGAAAGAACGTAATCTGCAAGCAAGTTGCAAAAGCGTTGGATATGGATTTTTACTTCACCAACGCCGTTACACAAGAATATCAGCTTAAAGGCTTTATTGATGCAAACGGAACATATCACGAAACACAATTCTATAAAGCTTTCACAAACGGCGGGCTGTTCTTCCTTGATGAAATGGATGGTTCGATTCCGGAAACGCTAATCATTCTGAACGCCGCTATCGCAAACGGATATTTCGATTTCCCAACAGGAAAAGTTGAAGCCAATCCGAACTTCCGCGTAATTGCCGCCGGAAATACCGTTGGAACGGGCGCGGATATAGAATACACCGGAAGATTTCAGCTTGATGCAAGTTCACTTGATAGATTTGCACTAATCGAAATCGATTATTCCCCGGCTATTGAAGAAGCTGTTACAAACGGAAATACTGATCTTTGCAAGTTCGCAAGAATGTTTAGAAAAATCACTTCAGAAACCGGAATCCGTTGCTTATTCTCATATAGATCAATGGAAAGAATATCCAAGCTTGAAGATATTATGGAACTTCCGGAAGTTCTGAAAATCAGCTTAACAAAGGGAATGGGAAAAGATGATCTGAACATTATCACAAGCGAATTCGAAAATCACGGATTCAATAATAAGTATGTAAGCGCATTGAAAAAAGTTGCATAAAAAAAGAACCGGGGAAATCAATCCCCGGCTTTTTTATTTTACTTGATCACAAGTGTTTGTCCTTGATGAATTCTTGCACTTGAAAGATGATTATCTTTCATAATCTTTTCCGGCGTTGTGTCGAACTTTCTTGCAATTTCACCAAGCGTTTCAAGATAATGTTTTACAACATAATATTTCTTCTTTGGTTTTTCAACCTTTGGTGTTTCCTTTGAAACATCAACTTCAACTTTTTTCTTTTTTGCCATTATTCCATTCCTTCCAATTTCTTTAATCGCTGATTATGATTTTCCAATTCTTTATCATGTGCAATTAGTTTTTCTGAAAGTTCTTGAATTTGATCATTCGCTTTTTCTTGATTTTTCAAAATCTGTCTTGTGGAATCCATAAAGTTATCAAGCTTCATATCAATTTTCACAAAATGCTTTTCGATATCAAGATATTTTGTTGCTTCTTCTTCTTGATTCTTTTTCAAAGAAGTAACAATTGCAACAATTACACCAACAACAGACACAATCGAAAAAAGCAATGATAATGAAATCGTAACATCCGAATTCATAAGAATCCCCCTTTTCGCTATCGCTTATAGCGCGTTTATTTGCGTTTTAAGCGACTTTTTTATAGTGTGTCGATGGATTTATCCTTTGCAATTTCAACCTTTTTGAACGTTGAATCACCTTTAATTGCTTTTTGTGTGAAACTGTTATTCTTCCACCAAGCAACCAACGCCGCAACTGTTGTAAATGCAAAACTAACAACTTGCGTAATCATTTCATCCGTGATTGGAAGCGGGCTTTTCCCAAATATAGCAAGTGCATTATTAATAATTGCAAGAACTAAAATTGCTGTTCTGATTATTGTTGCTTTAGAAACTTTGTACTTCATTTTTATCAACTCCATTCTTTTAACTTGCACGGAATACAATTCCGCTTAAACTTATCCATCCGGCATTTCCACCGCTTATCAAAGTAACATCGCCATTTGGAAGAATATCAATCAAGCACCAACCACCCATCGTTGGAAGTTGAAATCTTTCAATTGCACGCGGTCTATATCCAATCGGAAGATTGAAAAGAACCGTGTTTGGATCAACTGTTCCACCGGATATCATTCCGGATAATTCAATTGTGGCTGTTGAATTACGCCAATAAACAGCTTCTTCAAAATCATTTCCGTAATTCACCCAATTGTTTCCAAGAATTGCGTTTTGTTTTACGCCCGGTGTAATTGCCGTTTCAATACCGCTGATTGTTTGATTGATTCCTTGAATTGAATTGTTGATTCCGGTGATTGTCTGATCAATGTTTCCGATTGATCCGGAAATGTTTGAAACAGAATTTTGAAGATTTGCAACTGAACCGGAAAGTTCATTTAAATCAATTGTTGAACCTTCTGTTTGTTCTGTAAATGCGGAATAAGTTGTTCCAAGTGTTAACGAATTATTTTGTGGATTATCGAATTGAATTGAAAGCTTTTTTACAAGAAAATAGTTATTTATTCCATGTGGTTTTGTGTACACTTGAACATATTTTCCAAGCTTAAAACTTTCAAAATTTTTATCAATGCTTGCAAGATCAACCGCGGTTAATTCGATTGTTACAAGCTGATTGATTGTTGTTGCAACCAATGCTTTTGCTTTAGTTAACAGATTTGAAGCTTCGGTTACATCATCCCAACTTTCTTTCTTGAAAATCCATCCGTGTTCAAGAACACCGGAAACCGAATAAACAAAATCAGCTTGTTTTCTGATTTCCCCTGTTGTTTCATTCGGAAGATTTGCAATTGTAACCGAAACATTATCAACCGTTGCACCAATTGGAATTATCGCTGTTGCGATATCAGCACCGTTTGTTTGTCTTTTGAAAGATAACAAGTTTTCACCAAATTCAACGATTTGATCAACCGCAACATTGAAATCTTCCAAATAATCAATATAAACACCATCTGATTCATGCCGAACCCACAAATAACCACCATTCGTGTTGATCAACTTTTGATTTATGGTTTCCCATGTGTTCATATATGTTGAATCAGCGCGAACAATATAATTATTTGGATCAGTAACAGTAATTCTTCCAACCTTGAAACGTTTGGTTTCTTCAACTTGTTCATTGTGCTTATTAATCAAATATGTGAAGAATTCCGGAATTGTTGTGTGATTTGTTCCGCTTTGAAAATCATATGGGCGTTGAATGGAATCATTAAGAAAAGCAAGTTCCCCTTCACAAGAAACTTGCTTTTCGTTATAAAAACCATTTTCATCCGTTAAGATTCTTCCACGGAAAACCAATTCATCATCTTGATATACTTTAATGATTGATTTCATTTTCTGAAGTTTATCAAAATACGGATGTTCCGGATAAATCAAGAAACTGAAAGTTCCGGTTTTATTTAATTCCAATTCCAACTTTGGTGAAAACAATTTTAACGTTTCAAGTCGCGGATCATACATTAAATAATCATCGCAAAAGACTTTATACATTGATTAAAGCCCCCCTTCTTGATATTCAAAAGTAATATTTCCGTTTCCTGTTATTGTCAAAATGTTTTTTCCCGCCGTAAGAAATAATTCCGGGAACACGAATGTTCCGGTGTTAGCTGTGAACACTTGATCATTGAATTCAATTGTCATTGGTGCGGAAACCGTAACCGTTGGATTCACACGTTTCCGCAAATTCTGCAACACAATTTTCTTTGTTCCATTAACCGAATGTTGAACCGCTGTTCTATACATACGATATTTGAACGGATCACAATCACATTCAATTGAAAATTCAGCAATTGCACCATTTGCTTCCCAATCTGACATGGAAAGCCGCCCATAAT